AACTAACCTGGTATAACAATTTTAAGGAAAAACACCCAAGTTTTATCCTCAAAAAACGCACCCTCCGCCCAGAAACAACCGAATCAGTAGAGCAAGCTTGGAGACGATATTCTAATTACGCTAGGTCAGATTCCGGCAAAAATATACTAGAGAAGATAGGCATACCCCCCAACTTCAACCCATTTATCTCAAGATTGGACGAAGAGAGACGAAATTGTGGGCTATCGAATGATGAGCCAGAAAAAATAAAACATTGCTTAGGATTAGAAAATAATGCTAAAACGAGACTAGAACTAAATCAGTGCCATCAAGACCATAGCACCACCAATAATCTAGAAAAAAATAAATAAACTTTTAATGGTTTCCAGAATATAATATTAAACGACTCTGGATTTCTCGTTTTATGGGCAGGTATCCTCGAATACCCGCCCATAAATAAATTAACAAATAAACTTGCAACAATGTGTAAACTGTGCTATAATTATTGTAAGCTAAAAAATAGGAATTTTAATGAAATAAGCGATCTTTAGAGACGCATGCAAAGGGCATCCCATGGAAGAAGTCTACCACTTCTGTATTCCTGGCGAACCCGCCAGAGTATTTAAGTCAGACAATCAAAGCCGGCACACCATGGACACATATATAGAAAGAAAACTTATATGCAAAGTAACCCTAGAAAACCAATACCCAGAAAAACCAATCACAACCCCCATTAAAGCTATATTCAAATTTTTCCTGCCAATTACCGCCAAATACCGACAACACCGAGTCTCAATAGTTAAACTTTTTGAATTCGCAAACTATACTGCCAGAGGAATAATATATAAAGAAGATTACTACCTATATGATGTTTCCATCTCCAAAGAATACTCCACAGACCCACACACTGAAATAATCATAATCACCAACTTTAACCCCAAAGGCGGTATCAATGATAAACAAAAAACCAAATAATAATACTAAACCAAAGAAAAAAGATCTAAACGAACAAAGACACTTCAAACGACAAGAAGACCTCTTCACCAAGGCCGAACAAGAGTTTCACCTTACCTCCCAACATGCGACAGATTCTATACTAGAACGATTCGCAGATAACCAACTCGAATACTTTAATACCCATCCAGATAAATACCATGTCGAAAGATACAGAATCATGAAGGGAGTTTCCTCAGATACCTATTACGGATGGTGCAACAGCAACGAATACTTGAGAAATAGACATAACTTCCTTATGGAGCTTCTGGCGCTTAGACGGAAAGAACGAGTAGCTGAGCATGATCCGAAATTCTTGACGCATACTCTGCACATGTACTCACCTAAGCATGACGAGGCGAACAAGTATAAAGCTAGATTAAAGAAGCTTGAGGAGGAAGATAAGAAGTCTGAAGTAAAAGTTGTGTTCGAGGACTTAAGGGGAGGCACGAAAAAAGATTGACAATTATGAATTATTTATTAGCAGGATTGGTTTGGTCGTTAAGATGTAACACGTTTTTAGGGATAAGAGAGTTGAGGGATTTAGTTGATGAGTTGTGAGAATGGCTATATAGCAACGTTTTTAGGTGCTATCTATGTATACTTGGGGGAGAGGTTTTAGGTTGATCGGCATTTCTGGGCGATTTTTGGTTAGTGGAGTAGGTAAAAAAATACCCGCTATCACCTTCAAAAACCCCTTTATAGGACCCTTCTTTGAATTGGCTATGTATACTTGGCTATGGTTTTCTTGAACTCCCCCATAGTCTATCGCATTGTGGCTGCTTTTTTCTCATTTGAGCCTTGTAGAAAGACCATCACGGTGAAAAAGCAGCCACAAAGAGCGCCGCTTATCTATCTCTTCCAAGTATACATAGCTAAGAGCGGATCTTTGATATTTCTCTTTCCAAACTTATAAAATTAACCAGGGGCATGGGTGGGTTATTGTGATAGGGCTCACCTCCCCCTTTTTTCCTTTTTAGGGATTCATCATTACCAAGCTCCGATAAAACCAATTTTAACTACCTCGACTATCATAATCATCAACTAAATATCCCCAAATACGCATAGAGAGCTGTGATCGCAACTATCATCTAAGTATACATAGACCAGATGGCTACGCCAGCACTCCACTACCAGGCGGAAAACAGAAAGGATAAAAAAGATAAACCGTTAATTGGCAATAATTTTTTGTTTCCTCTCCAACTACTGAGGAGCGTAGACGTCCGAGGGTAAGGGAAGCTTTTGAATGCACAAAACCGTGAACGGCAGGTGATAAGATGAATAAAGAGAATCGATATTATGTGTTAGTTATGATAGTTATTATGCTGTTATTTCTGTTTTGGTGGTTTAGTTTGAGTGCCATTGATATGGCTTTCTTGTTCTTTGGCGTTCCGCTTATAACCTATGCAATAATTTTTTGGTGGGATATAGTTCAATATTTTATAGAATCTTAAAGGAGTTAAGATGATTGTGATGTTTCTTATTGTTTTTATGATGTTAATTTTATTAGACCTTGTTATAGCTACTAGGTTATATCACGCTTATAAGATGACAGATGAGCGCTTGCGTATGCAAATAAGTGTTTTACGTGATGAGTTAGCCACTTATGATAGAACTATTTCTAATCGTGTTGAGTCTATTATTACAGGCGCTATGGCAAAAAAGAGCGCTTCGAGAAGATCTAGCAGGAAGGAGACGACAAAAGTAGATAAGCATCCTGCGAGAAAGTAGGGGAATAGGTGAAACATAAAACAATTAAAGTCTCTAATTTTAAGCCACGTTGGTATCAGAAGAATCTTATTAACTCCTTAGAGCATGAGGGAAAGAGAAAGTTTGTTATAGTTTGGCCAAGGAGAGCTGGAAAAGATGTCGCATCGTTGAATCTCATCCTTCGTCAAGCCTTTAAGAGGGTTGGTACTTATTATTATCTTTATCCTAAATATTCGCAGTGTCGTCGTGCAATATGGGATGCGATGTTAATTACTGGTGAAAAGTTTTTAGATTTCATTCCTCCCAGCCTTATTGCTAAAAAGAACAATGTAGAGATGAAGATTGTACTTATCAATGGTTCTGTCATTCAGTTTAATGGCGCTGACAATGCCGATGCTTTACGAGGTACTAATCCTATTGGTGTCATCTTTTCTGAGTATAGTCGAGTTAATCATCCAGAGGCTTATAATGGCGTTATAGCACCTATATTGGCTGCCAATGGTGGGTTTGTCGTATTTATTTCTACACCTAATGGCCATAACGCTTTTTCTAATATGTACAAGTTAGGCATTTCTGGTGAGGATCCTGAGTTTTATGTAGAGGTTTTGACGGTTAATGAGACTAAGCATATTTCTGAGGATGTATTGGCTCAGGAAAAGAGTCGCATGTCTGATGAATTATTTTTACAGGAGTATTATTGTAGCTTTGAGGTGGCAAATACTGGTTCCTATTATGCTAAGTATGTACATAAGGCTTATGCGGAGCAGCGCATTGGCGTTGTAAAGCATGATTCTTCTTATCCTGTTCATACGGCATGGGATTTGGGTTATCGTTGTCCTAGTGTGATTATTTTTTATCAGGTTATAGGGTTACGTATTTGTGTATTAGATTGTTATCATAAAACCAATGAAGATTTGGCGCATTATGCAAGTGTATTGCGCTCATATTCTAATGATAGAAAGTATTTGTATGGAAAACACTTTGTTCCTCATGATGCGGCCAAACATGAGTTAGGAAGTGGTGAGACTCGGTTACAGATTTTAAGGAGGTTGGGGGTTGAGACTGTAATTTTGCCTAGATTGTTGGTTAATGATGGGATTGAAATAGTTCGTCACAAGTTTTCTCGTATTTTTATTGATGCTAACAATTGTTCTCGTTTATTGGAGGCATTGGAGCATTATTCTCGCAAGTGGGATTCTGTTTCTAAGCGGTTTATGAATAAGGATAAGGAGGATTGGTCTAACGATTTTTGTGACGCATTTCGATATATGTGTATTTCTTTATCGAGATTAGAGGCTAATGAACGGTCGCCGGAAGAGTTTGATAAAAGGTATAGAGAATTGGTTTATGGGGATAATAGCCATTTTCCGCCTATTTTTAGGGGATAATATTATTAGTTATTTCTATTTTTAGTTGGTTATAAGTGGTCTTAAGTTTTTATTTGTTTTAGCGTTATACTGACTGTATGAAAATTTCTAATAATAGGAGTAGTTAAATGGCTTTATTTCCTGATGGTAATATTATGACGTTTAGCGGAGATGATCCTGCCGTAAGGGAAATGGTTGAGTCGTTTCATAGTGATGCTATGATGGTTAATCAAACTTATTGGCATGAGGCTAGTATCGATTCGAGATTTAATGCGGGTGATCAATCGTTATGGACGGAGTTATATAGTGTTCCTATAAGAACTAGAAAGAATTTTAGTTTTAATAGGATTAGGCGTATATCTAATTTATTGTCTGGGTATCAGCGCAGAACGCGTAAGTCTATGATAGTTACGCCTGAGGAGAATTCTGGGCAGAAGACTGCGGATCAGTTTTCTAAGTTATTATCAGTTGCATGTAGAAATTCTAACATACTGGATGTGATATCTGAGGCGTTTAATGGGGCTATAGTTACGGGTATGAATTTAATGCATATTTGGGTTGACTATAGGAATGATCCTATTTCTGGTGAGATTAAGGTAGATAATTGTAGTTATAATAGTTTTATTATGGATCCTTATTTTCGCAAGAGGGATTTGAGTGATTGTAATGCGATGTGGAAGAGGTCGTTTTTACGTAAGGATGCGATTATTTCATTGATGCCAGATAAGCGTGATCAGATTAATGAGATGTCTTCGTATTATAATGATGGCAAGTTTCCGTATATGCCGGAGAATGAGTTATTAGACAAGAGTTTATTGGCGTATGATGAGTTTTATTATCGTGATTATAGGAAGCAGAAGTTATTGGTAGATGTAAATCTTGGTGAGACATTGGAGTGGACGGGTAGTGATGCTAATTTACGAGAGTTTTTATCTCGGTATCCACAGGTAGAGGTTATAGATACAACGATACCCACGGTTAAGTTAGCTTTATTGGTTAACGGTTCTGTTTTATATAATGATATTAATCCTATGGGTATAGATACATATCCGTTTGTTCCTGTTTTTGGTTATTTTGATCCTGATATATATAATTTTCCGTTGCGTATTCAGGGTATTGTTAGGGGTTTAAGGGATGTTCAGTATTTATATAATCGTCGTAAGATAATTGAGTTAGATCATGCGGAGTCTTTAGCGGGTAATGGTTATATTTACAAGGAGGATTCCTTAATCGATCCTGATGCGCCTATGAAGACGGGCAATGGTCGCATGATACGATTAAAGCAGACGGCTGAGATGGGTGATTTTATGCCTATGCCTATGAATGAGATGCCGAGTTCATGGGCTCAGTTGAGTGAGTCTTTGGCTAGTGAGTTTCAAGAAATTTCTGGTGCATCTGAGGAGCTTTTAGGGGTTGCTGATGATTTTAAGTCGGCGGCATTAGCTAGAATGCGTCATGGTTGGTCATTAGTTCAGCAGCAGACGTTATTTGATCAGTTGGATTCATCTCAAAAGTTATTAGGTGAGTTGGTAATTAAGATTATGCAGAATAATTATACGCCTGGTAAGGTAAGAAAAATTTTAGGTGAGGAGCCAACTCAAGAGTTTTATAATAAGAAATTTGCTAAGTATAATGTTGCTATTGAGGAAGGCTTTGATACGTCTACTCAGAAGCAGCATGAGTTTACTCAGTTGGTAGTCTTAAAGGAAATGGGGATTGAGATTCCTGATTCTGCATTAATAAAGGCGGCGGCTATACAGAACAAGGATGAATTAATAGCAGCCATGGAAGAACAGAAGAGTCAGTTACAGCAAACACAATCTGAGCAAGCTAAGATTGATGCGGCTGAGACTCAAGCAACTATGAACTTGATGAATGCTAAAGCTGAGTCTGATAGGGCAATAGCAAGAAAGCGTGAAAGTGAAGTAGATAAAGACAAGTTTGATATGATAAATTCAACAATGGAAGCTGCGCGTGATGAGCAGAAGGCTGATCTTGAAGCTATTAAGGTTTTAAAGGATCTTGAGCAGACTGATCCTAATAAGATAGATGAATTGATAGAATTAATGAGGATTATACAGGATGAACGTGAGAATATAGCCCAGACTAAACCGTTTAAAGATGAGTTACTTGAGCAGGAGATGGCAAATGCTCCTATTTCTCAAGTTGAATATCCTGTCGAGCAGGCATTTAAGGAAGAAATGTTACAGCCTGATGAGCAAGAATTTCAGCAGGATTTTTTATAGATATTAATATTTTAACTATATATAGGAGTAATATTATGGCTAAGAAAAAGACCTACAAGAAAAAGGGTGATTTTTCTAACTTTGACTCGGGGTATTACGAGCCATTTGCTGGATATCATAATACTAAAGTAGATCAGGAAACATATTGGAATATGGTTAAAACTTCTAAGGGAGTTATTCCAAAGCAGTTTATAGAAATAGATCTTCCTATGGCCGATGATGTTGGAAAAAAAGGACAAAATATACCTAAAGTTGGGTTTAAAAAGTAATGCCTGTTGCATTTAGACCTAAAGGAAAGGTTAAAAAGATAGTTGAGAATATATTAGGCATAAAAAAGCCTAGTAAGAAAAAAAAAGATGGCTATTGATCTAACTTCTTCATGTGGGGGAGGAGGATTCTCGAGAATCCTCCTCCCTTTTTACTTATTCCCATAGCAAATTTTAACGATGAGATTTGCTAGTTCTTGTAGTGTATATTTATACTTGAATGCTAGTTTATTATAAATCTGATTAGATCTTTCTGAGATATATATTGTTTGTCTTTTATGTATTCTTTTTCCTTCTGGTTTTTCTCTTTCTTTTATTTTCAGATAAAAGTTGTTTATAGCGTTCTCGAATAATGATGACAATAGTTGCAGGCTATCATTATCGTTTAATTCTCTTCTTTCGCGCTCTTTTCGTTTAAGTAGATAATAATTAGTTCTATTAAGACCTATTGTTTTTTTAATTTTGTCTTTTTTGTAGTTTATTCCTATTTCATTATCTTTAATAGGCGCCTTTTTTACTTTTTCATATAGAAGATTTAAGGCCTCAACAATTATACTTTTTTTAGTTGGTATTTTTTGCCAACTTTTATTTGAACTTTTTATTTTTAGAATATGTTCGAATTTCTTTTCTGTTTTATCATCAATCAGTATTGTTATTCTCTTCATCAGACACCTTGTTGTTGTTTTTTTCTAAAATGATGCCATTTTTTTTGAATTGTGTTATAAGATTTCTTATTATTTTGGCATTTTCTTGCATTTTTAGCTCTTTTGAATTGGACATATATTCTATAGTTGGTTCTAATATTATTGAGGCTACAACTATTTGTGCAACTTTGATAAATTCTTCATTTTCTGTTTTAGCTTTTTTATTACTTTGTTCTTTGCAAATAGAAAGTCCACGCATTATTACCGTATCTAAGAGTTTTTTTGTATTATTTTTCATTTTTATCCTTATTTTTTGATGAAAGAAATCCCTCTATATTGCCACCATAGAATTTAACCGTAAATAATGCTTGTTGTATTTGGTTTAATAATGATTTAATTCTAGCATCAATTAATCTTTGCGATTCTTCCTCATTGAGGTTTTCTTTTACTATTTCTCCATCTTCTTTTACGTATTGACTTGGTACATGCGAGAATACTATTTCTTTATTGTAGTCAAATGTAAGAACAACTTCATGGCTATCATCTTTATTCTTTTTTGATGACCATACAAGTTTTTTATCCTTGTCGGTAAGATTCTTAAAAGTAATTTTGCTCACTTTTGTCCTTTCAGCTCTTCTAACTTTTTTAACATTGCTATCTTTCTAGCAGATATCAGATAATATGCCCCAAAAGCAATTCTATATAGTAAATACATGCCTATAAAATAAATAATAAAGATTTTAATAGCCATAAAGTCCCTTTATATTTTCTCTTTTATAAAATGATAGCACAACTGACAAGTGGTGTCAAGAGGTATGTTATTTCATTTCTATTAATTTTGTTGGTATTGTTTTTATATAAATAAATTACATAAAGGAGTTTTATGGAAAAGCATAAAGGTTGGATAAGATATACAGAGTTAAATCAAGATAGAACTAAGAGTATTGGTTCTCAGATTATAAATACGTATGATAAGAGAAAGGATAATACGCATTGCGCTCAGGAGCAAGTTGATGAAGACTTAAAGGGTTTTCCTGATCAGCTTTTAAAGTGTGTTGAGAATGGTAAGAAGCACTTTGATGATAATTTTTATATTCAGATTTTATTTTGTCTTGATAGGGTGCTTGATGGCGCTCGAAAGAACATTTTTGTGGCTCAATTAAGTTGTCCTGCTCCTTTTTATGATCAGTCTGTTTATAAGTATCATAAAAAGGAGGATCGTTTAGAATTTTTATGGTGTGTTCCAGATATAGATCTTTGTGAGTTTTATAGATACAATCTAAACATTGTTCCCGATGATGAAAAAGAGTTATATGCTAATATTATGGATTTTTTTAGTGGCAAACTAGCTAAACGTGAATATTTTGAGAATCATGGCGAAGAAGTGCCGAATAGTTAAGGAGTTGATATGAACGAAGAGATCAATGAGCAAGAAGTAGAGAATGAGTCTATTGTAGAAGAAGTGGCTGAACCAGTTGTTCAAGAAGAGCAAGAAAAGCAAGATTTTTCTCATAATGCGCTTAATGAAAACATTAAAAATTTACGTGAAGCAAAGAATTATGAAGCTGAAAGGGCCGCTAAGGCTGAGTATGAGCGTGATCAGTTGGCAAAATATCTTGAAAACATGCAACAACAAATTAATGGTGGTCAACCTGTAAAGAAAGATGATTTAGGCTTGCAAGATGATGATTATGTTGAGGGGAAGCACCTCGGCAAGGTAAATAGTGAGCTTAAAAAGGTCCGTAATGAGTTAAATCAGTGGAAACAATATAGTGAAGAAACTACAGCTGAGTTAAAGTTAAATAATGAGTTTTCTGACTTTAATAACATAGTTAATGAGAATACTGTTCAAGAGTTTATAAAAAAATACCCTGAGATGCGTAGTTCTATTGTAAATAATGAGCCTCTTTATAATCGAGGTAAAGTAACTTATAAGCTTATTAAGAAGTTTATGGGGAATGATCTTAATAAGAAGGCAAATAAATCTAATCAATCGGCTATACAAAATAATACTAATAAGCCAAGGCCAACAGCAGCTATAAAAGAGCAACAAAATTCGCCCCTATCGCAAGCAAATAGATTTGCCAACGGATATAATAAAGATGTGGCCAAAGCGCTTGAGAAAGAGATGTACGATATAATTTCTAAAAATTAATACTTTTTTCTTAATTTTAATTTTTTAATTCCTGT